AAACAAGCTGAGTGGAGATATGCTTCACTCTCTGAGCCATTCCTGGCTACAGAAGATGTCTTTAATGCTGACCCGGTAACCTATGAGGACCGATCTGCTGCTATCCAAAATGGATTGGTTCTTAATAACCAGTTCAATACCAAACTCGATAAAGTTAATTTCATTGATGAGTACATCCGTACTGCAGTAGATGCCAGATTACCAATATACTGAGTCGACTGACCCAGCATTCATTGAACAGATCACTGCTCTCCATGAGGCAATACAAGCAGATCCTTCCCAATTAGATGCCTTAGACGAAGATACCAAACGTATCTATGAAGTCTCTATGGATCTAGGTGTTCCCGTTGATGAAGAGATTGTCGGTGAGCATGAAGAAGATGAGGTTACGGTTATCAAGAACCAGCCTACTGTTGAGGTCTGTGATTATAATAACATAACCATTGATCCATCTTGTAAAGGTGATATGGATAAGGCTCAGTTCGTTATCTTCAGTTTTGAGACTGACTTATCTACCTTGAGAAAGGATGATCGTTATTCCAACCTGGATGATATCAAGGTTACTTCGAGCTCTGTACTCAGTGAGCCGGATCATGAATCACACGATGAAACTGATTTCGTATTTAAAGATAAGCCCAGACAGAAGTTTGTGGCTTATGAGTATTGGGGCTATTGGGATATTGATGGTACCGGTGAGGTAGAACCATTTGTAGCTACTTGGGTTGGCCAAACTCTAATCCGTATGGAGCGTAGTCCTTTCCCGGATAAGAAGCTCCCATTTGTATTGGTTCAGTATCTACCGGTCCGTAATAAGATTTATGGTGAGCCAGATGGTGAACTGCTTGAAGATAACCAGAAGGTTGTAGGTGCTGTTACCCGGGGTATGATTGATATCATGGCTCGTGGTGCCAATGGTCAGATGGGGGTTGTGAAGGGTGCATTGGATATTACCAATAAGCGTAAGTTCGATGCCGGGCTCGATTATGAATACAATGGGAATGTTGACCCACGTACTGCATTCTATATGCATACCTATGATGCTATTCCTACAAGTGCTGAGTATATGCTCAATCAGCAGAATGCTGAAGCTGAGAGTATGTCAGGTGTTAAAGCCTTCCACCAGGGCATCACAGGCAACGCTCTAGGCGATACAGCTACTGGTCAGATCAATGCCTTAGATGCTACAGCCAAGCGTGAGCTGGGCATCCTACGTCGCCTGGCAGAGGGTGTGAAGAAGATTGGTCGTAAGATTATCAGTATGAATGCTGAATTCCTTGATGAGGAATATGTAGTTCGTATTACTAATGAACAATTTGTTCCTATTCGTAGAGATGATCTGTCAGGTAACTTTGACCTACGCCTCTCTATCAGTACTGCTGAGGCCGATGCAGCTAAAGCAGAAGAACTATCGTTCATGCTACAGACTATGGGTAATAACCTAGATCCAGAAATGACTAATATGCTTCTGGCTGATATTGCTCGTCTACGTAAGATGCCTGAGCTGGCTAAGAGTATTCTATCTTATAAGCCTGAGCCAGATCCTATGTTAGTGAAGGAACAAGAGCTTAAGATCCAGTTACTGGAAGCACAAGTATTTAATGAGCAGGCTAAAGGCCAAGAGAATGCTGCAGATATTGATCTGAAGAAAGCTAAGACTCGTAATCTGGATAGTAAGTCTGATAATGAAGACCTTAACTTTGTAGAACAGGAGTCTGGTGTAAACAGACAACATGAGGAAGATATGAAAGATGTCGACCAACGTAATAACGTCGATCTTAAAGCAGTCGACAGTCTATTAACAGAAGGAGCCCCACAAACCCAGAAAATCTAAAGGTGGACAAGTTAGTACTTACATACTAAAATAGCACCGTACTACAACATTTTAATATAAATTTATCTCATAACGAGGACACAAGTAATGTTAGAACAAGATATCCAAGAACAAGAAGTAACAATTGAAGATGCTAAAGAGCGTATTGCTCTGCGTGATGGTTTAATCAAACTCACTAAGAATCGTGAGTTCAAAAAGATTATTGAAACCGGTTACTTTGAGGCAGAGGCTGCACGAGTAGTAGCAGCTAAAGCCAACCCAGCTCTACAAGGGGATGAGCAGCAATTGATTCTGGATAAACAGATTAATGCTATTGGTGGTCTACGTCAGTACTTCGGTATGATTGTAGGTATTGGTAACCAGGCTGAACAAGCTCTTGGCGAGCATATTGAGACTCTTGAAGCTATGCGCCAAGAAGATCTCGAAGGCCGGGGAGAATAACCAATGGCTATCGATGACGAGACTAAAGATTCAACTGTAAAGTTGGATGTAAATGAGGATACGCAAGAGATTGCAAATCCTCTGGATATGCCAGATGATGAGTTAGATGCTGCATTTGAAGCGTCTATGCTCGAAGAGGTTATAGAAGACCTTCCCGATGAGGAACCTGAGTTCCCTGTCGAAGATGATGATTCTGATGTAGAGGATGACCTTCCAGACTCAGAGGAGACTACTAAAGTAGATCCTAATGAGGACGATGAAGAGGGAGAGACCTTTGATGGTTTGGATAAAGACAAGTTTGAAGAAGTCGATCCTAAACCAGACACAGATGAAGAAGCAGACGAAGAGGCCGAGGCGAAGCCAGAGGACTCTGAGGATGCAGACCAAGTTAATTTTGAGGACGAGTACAATCGTCTTCTAACCCCATTTAAAGCCAATGGGCGTGAAGTAAAGATCGACAATGTTGATGATGCTATTGCGCTTATGCAGATGGGAGCAAATTATAATAAGAAGATGGGTAGTCTAAAACCTAACCTGAAACTTATGAAAATGCTTGAAAACAACGAGCTACTTAGCGAAGATAAACTGACATACTTAATTGATTTAAGTAAGAAAGATCCAGCTGCTATTACCAAGCTAATCAAAGAAAGTGGTATTAATCCACTGGATATTGACGTTGAAAAAGGCGATGAGTACAGACCCAAATCTTACAATGTAGATGATTCGGATGTAGAGCTTGATGGAATACTCGATGATATTCGAGAAACAGACTCATACAACACTACTATCGATATTGTCGGCAATAAGTGGGATGACTCCAGTAAGAAAGCCGTTTTGGCTGAACCTGAGATTATTCGTGTACTTAACAGTCACGTTGATTCCGGTATCTATAAGCAGATTACTGCTATGGTAGATAAGGAACGTATGTTGGGTCGACTAAAAGGGCAGTCTGATTTAGAGGCGTATCAAACTATAGGTGATAAGATCAATAGTGAAGGAGGTTTCGGTGTACAAGAAACTATCCCTGTCACAATATCTGAAGCTAAAAAGGTTCTTACACCGACTAAGAAATCGGATGATTCCAAACAGCTGAAATCTCGAAAGAAGGCTGCAAGTTCTACCAAAGGTACGAAGACGACCAAAAAGAAAGATGATTTTGACCCGCTTAATATGTCAGATGCAGATTTCGAAAAAGTCTCTAGTGCCAATTTTATATAATATATTTACTATTGAGGTAATTTAAAGATGGCTGATAAACAAGTATACGGCGCGGCTGATGGAAGTTCTTCTTCTGCTGGTTCGCAAATCCGTACCGACTACTTCCACAAGAAAGCTCTTGTAGAAGCCGCAAAGGAACAATATTTTGGGCAGATGGCTAATACCCGTGCGATGCCTAAGAATATGGGTAAGAATATTAAACAATATCACTACCTTCCTATTCTCGATGACCGTAACCAAAACGATCAGGGTATCGACGCTGCTGGCGCTGTAACCTCTGCTGGTGCTGGCTTCACTGCTTACATCTCAGCTCTGATTGCTAATGGTGCTGCATCACAAACCCTGTACTTCCGTGGTGATAGTACTACTTCTGAAGCTGCTGCTCTCCTGGAAGCTAAGGCGAACTTCAATGCCTGGGCTGTAAGCATGAACTATGTTGGTGCTACCATTACTGACGTTGCTGATGATCCAGCTGCTTCATATGCAGAGCTTGATACTGCAATCGGGTCTGATTACACACTTGCTGTAATCGCTGCTACTACTGATAACCCTTATGGTAACCTGTATGGTTCATCTAAGGACGTTGGTACTATTGCTGGTAAGGTTCCTGCACTCTCTGAGTCTGGTGGTCGTGTAAACCGTGTTGGTATGAAGCGTATCGAACTGACTGCTCAACTTGAGAAGTTTGGCTTCTTCGATGAGTACACTCAAGAATCTCTGGACTTCGATTCAGATGCTGAGCTGTACATGCATATGTCTCAAGAGATGGTTAAGGCCGCTAATGAGATCAACGAAGACCAAATCCAAATGGATCT